CTGCAAATTGGATGCTTTCAAATGTTAGCCTTCAAGAAGATCCTGCTGGAAATATTAAGGTTTCAAAAAGTAAGTCAAAATCTAAAATTGATTTTGTTGCTGCAATGATTTTAGCATTAGCAGATTTTATGAGTTGTGAGTCTGGTGATAGTGTCTATGATACAAGAGGAGTTTTATCTTTTTAATGTTAATAAAAACCAATCAAATTATTTTTTATTAGATTTTAATAATCGTATTATTGTTGAAATAAAAATTTTACTTTGAGCTTATTAGATAGAATTAAAAATGTTTTTGTTCCTATTCCGAATAAAGTAGAGAATAGAAATTTAAATTTTACAAATGGTTTATATGCTGGTAATGATATAACCAATGATAAGGCTTTAACATTAACCGCAGTATGGTGTGCAATTAGATTATTAGCTGAAAGTGTTTCTGCAATGCCTATTTCAGTTTATACAAAACAAGCTAATGGAGATAAATTAGAAGATGTTAAAAATCCAATTTATAATTTACTAAAATTTAAGCCAAATTTCTATCAAGATAAAGTAACATTTTTTGAATATATGATGCTTTCAATTTTAACAGAAGGTAATTCATATGTTAGAATTATTAGAAATAATAGCGGTACTCCTACACAATTAATTCCATTAAATCCTAATGATGTTACTGTTGTAGTTAATAACAATGAGCTTTTCTATCAAATGGATGGCTCTGGAGTTTTAGATTCTAGTGATGTTCTTCATATTAAAACTCTTACTGATGATGGAATAACTGGAATCTCACCTTTACAACAATGTGCAAAATCTCTTAAATGGTCTGAAAGTTTAGAAATTTTTGGAAATAATTTCTTTGCAAATGGAGCAAAGCCAAGTTCAATCTTGCAAACAGATAGAGCTTTATCTGATTCTGCTTTAACAAGATTAAAGTCAAGTTTCAATAATACTTATGGAAATTTAAAAAGTAGTAATTCAACTATTGTTTTAGAAGAGGGATTAACATTTAAACCAATATCATTAAGTCCAGATCAATCACAATTTTTAGCTTCTAGAGAATTTTCTATTGCAGAGGTAGCGAGAATTTATAGAGTTCAGCCGCATTTATTAATGGATCTTACAAAGTCAAGTTTTAATAACATAGAAATGCAAAGTCAAGAGTTTTTAACTTATACCTTAATGCCGTACATTAACAGAATAGAAGCTCAATTAAATTTAAAATTATTTAGATCAAATGAATTAGGCAAGACATTTGTTGAATTTAATGTTAATGGATTATTAAGAGGTGATGCAAAAACAAGAAATGAATCATATAAAACTGCAATAACAAACGGATATATGTCAATCAATGAGGTTAGAAGAAAAGAAAATCTTAATGGAATTGAAGGAGGTGATAAACATTTTATGCAAATGAATATGACCACAATTGAAAAAATAGGAACAGATGCTGATGAAAATACTGCATCATAAAAATATTTAAAATGGAAAAAAGAACATTTAACATAGAAACAAGAGTAGACACTAATGAAGATGGAAAAGAAATGGTTATTGGTCATGCTTCTGTTTATGATTCAAAATCAAATGATTTAGGTGGTTTTTTTGAATATATTGAAAGAGGAGCTTTTACTCAAGAGTTAATTGATAAATCAGATGTTAGAGCTTTAATAAATCATGATGCTTCTTTAATAATGGCAAGATCAAAAAATGGTGAAGGAACATTAAATTTAAAAGCTGATGATAAAGGTTTGGGCTATGAGTTTGATTTAGATCCAGAATTATCTTACGCAAGAGATTTAGCTGTATCATTAAAGCGAGGAGATGTTACATCAAGTTCATTTGCTTTTACTGTGGGAGCTGATGAATGGTCAACAAATGATTTAGGTGAAAATATTAGAACTATAACAAAAATAGATAGACTATATGATGTATCACCAGTAACTTATCCAGCATATAGTCAAGCTGAATCTGATTTAATAGTTGCTCAAAGAGGTTTAAAAGAATATCAAGAAAGTTTAGTTGAAGAAACTAAAGAAGATATAAAAGAAGAAACAGAAAAAAATTTAGTGGTGGGATCTCTTACATCATTAAAAATTGAATTAATAAAGAGAAAATAATAATAAAAATTTTTAAAATGAAAACATCAATCATATTAAAAGAAGAAAGATCTGACATTATTTCTCAGTTAGAAGCAATAAAAGATGTTGCAACAACTGAGAGTCGTGATCTTTCATCTGAAGAAAACAATGAAGTGGATGGATTAATTACTGAGGTAGATAATCTTGATTCTAAAATTGTTAGAGCTGAAAAACTTGAAACAATAAAAAGAAATAGTGCTGTTATATCTGGAGTTGTTTCAACAAACGTACCAAAAGAAATCGAAGATTATTCATTCCAATCAGCAATGAGAGCTGCTTATACTGGAAATGTTGAAGGTCTTGTTAAGGAAATGGATCAAGAAGCAAGAAGTAATGCTAGAAATACTGGTCAAACTTTCAAAGGTTTAGCTATTCCATCTACTGTATTAACAAGAGCTGCTGTTGGAACTGCTGCTGTTAATTCAACAGAAACAATGAGCTTTACTGATCAATTAGAAGCTAATTTAGTATTGGCATCTGCTGGAGCTAATTTTTATTCTGGAATAGAAGATATGAAATTCCCAGTTATTTCTGGAGTAAATTCTTATTTTCAGCCAGAAGCTGGTGGAACTGCTGGAGCTGCAAATGGAACTGCTACATCAATTACTTTAAGTCCTAAAAAACTTATATCAGTTGTAAATGTATCAAATGAAGCTTTAACTCAAAATGTTTCTTTAGAAGCTGCATTAAGAAGAAATATGGCACAAAGTATTGCTGCACAATTAGAAAAAGCTTTATTAGGTGAAGTAGATATTGCTAATGGACCAACATCAATCTTTTTAGATGCTGCTGCTGGATCTGTTGCTGCTTTTGGTGCTGCTACTGCTTTAGTTCTTGAAGCTGCTGTGTTAGATGCTGGTGTTCAATTAGAAGGTGCTAGAATGGCTTATTTAATGAATTCTTCAGCTTACCAAGCTATAAAACAAGCTGCAATGGTTTCTAGTGTATCTCCAGTTTATGATATGAGAGAAAAACTTGTAAATTCTTATTTCTCTTTATTTAGTTCAAATGTAGGTAATGGTGGAACTGCTGGTAAAGATGGTGTATTATTTGGAGATTTCTCTAAAGTACACGTAGCGATGTTCGGAGGTTTGGATGTGCTTTATGACCCATTTACGAACGGAGCAACTGGTGAACCAAGAATGATTGTTACATCTTTAGTTGATGGTAATGCTGTTCAAAATGGAGCTGCTTTTGCAAATCTAATTGAAGCGTAATTAATATTTAATAATAATTAAAGAGGTGGTGGAAATCCATCACCTCTTTTTTTTTAAACTAAATAAAAATGAGTTATTATTCTAATACAAATGATGTTTCTTCATTAGGAATGAAAACATTTCAAGTTGTTACGCCAGCATCAACTTATCCAATTACTTTATCTGAAGCTAAAGCTCATTTAAAAGTGGATATTTCAACAGATGATAATTTAATAACTAATCTTATTATTGCAGCTACTCAATTAAGTGAAGAGTACACTAATAGATTTTTTATTGAAACAGTGATAAATCAAACTTGTACAACATTTTTTGAATTAAAATCATTATTTAAAAGTAAAGTTATTAGCGTTGCTCATGTTAAATATTATGATTCAGATAATACTTTACAAACATTATCTTCAAGTAATTATGTTGCAAGTGTACAATTTGAACCAGCACAAATAAATCCAGCTATAAATTTTAGTTATCCTAATATAGTTGATAGAATAGATGCTGTTGAATGTAGATATACTGTTGGTTATGGTAGTGCTGCAAGTGATGTTCCAAATTCTATAAAGCAAGCTATTCTTTTAACAATTGGTAATTGGTATGCAAATAGAGAATCTGTTATTATAGGTAGAATAACAAGTGAGCTTCCTCAGTCAGCTTTATGGTTGTTAGAAACTTATAAAGTACAAGTAATATGTTAATAGGTGAATTAGACAGAAGGGTTAGTATTTATTCTGTTGCAACAACAGCTAATAACTATGGTGAACTTACTAGAGCATATAGTTTATTTAGAGAGGTTTGGGCTAAAGTAGAATGGAAAGGAGGAAGTGAAGGAACAGATCAGTCAGAAAAAATTACTGGAATGACAAAGCTTCATGTTTATATAAGAAATTTAGATATGGGAAATTTAAGTTTACAATCAAGAATAGATTATGATAGTAAAGAATATTTCCCAAAAGTTATTAATGAGATTGATGGAAGAGATGCTTTTCTTGAAGTCATATGTGAAAATAAAGATTAATGGCTAAATCAAATATTACAGTTTTAGGATCAAAAGAATTAAATGATATGTTTAAGCAATTGCCTAAACAAGTCAATAAAAACGCAATATGGCAAAAATTTTGGAGAAAAAATAGTAAACCATTTATAGATGCAGCAAAATCTAATCTTAATAGTTTAACTGGTCAACAAAATCAAAAGGATGTAAAAAGAACAGAACAACTAAAAAGAAGTATTGGTTATTTTACAACAAAATCTAGCAGAAAATATTTAGGAGGTTTTGTTGGGCCAAGAGTTAAAGGAAGATTTAATAGTAAAGATAAAGGAGGTTATTATGGTGCATGGCTTGAGTATGGTGGTGAAGTTAAATTTGGGGGAAGAGGATTTGGAAAAGATCAGCCATTTATAAAGCCAGCTTGGGAGAGTTCATATTTAAAAGTGCAGCAAAATTCAATGAAAGATGCTGAGATAGTAATGGCAAAAGCAATTAAAAGTCATGAAAGAAGATTGCAAAAATTTGGTAAATTTGGTTATTAAATGGAAATAGGAAAATCAATATATAATATTTTAGCCGCTAACACTAATGTTAGTAATTTAGTTGGTACAAGAATATTTCCAAATGTAGCTCCTCAAACAACTGCATTTCCATTTATTATTTATGATGTTACTGGAGTACAGCCAAATGATACAAAAGATGGTGTTTCAACTTTAGATACTAATGATATAATGATTTCTTGTTATAGTGAAACATATTCTGAAGCATCTGATTTAGCTCAAAAGATTAGAATTGCAATGGATAGAATTCCAGAGGGAACATATGGAACAGAACAAATACAATCATCTCAATTTCAAAGTTATAATGATATATTTGATGATACAAGTGGTGATGCTGGAATATATAGAAAAGCATTAGATTTTCAAATAAGACAAATTAATCCTACAAGTTAAATAAATATGAAAATAAAATTAAAAAAAAATTACAGAGCTTTTGGAAAAGTAAATAAAGCTGGTGAAAGTTTAGAAATAAGAGATGAAAAAATTTTAGAATTTCTAAAACAAAATGGTTTCATAGAAACTAAAAAGAAAAAAAAGAAAAAAAGTGATGAAGATATCACAGAAATAATAGATTTAATTAATTAATAAAATAAAAGAAAATGGCAATATTAAACGGAACAGAGCTAAAAATTTACAGCTCAGGAACAACAAACTTAGTAGCATTTGCTCAAAACTGTACTATTACAGTTAACAATACTACTAGAGAAATTACAAATAAAGAAAGCGCAGGATATAAAGAGGTTTTAGAATCTTTAAGAGATTGGTCAATAGATGTAGATGGAGCTTATGCTTGGACAAATGCTTCTGGTGCTGCATTAACTAATGGTGTAGATGATTTAATAGAAACTAACATTCTTGCAAACAGAGTACAATTTGATGTTATTTTTGGAGATACTCAATCAACATCTGATATTAGTTATGCTGGTAAAGTTTACATTACAAGTGCATCAATGACTGGAGGTACGGAAGATACAGCAACTTATAGCTTAACATTGGAAGGAACTGGAGCATTAACGCAAACTGTTACTGCATAATATTAATATAGATGATTAGCTTAGGCATCTTTCGTTGGGTGTCTTTGCTATGATTCTATTAACCTAACGAAAAAATGAATTATACTTTTATAGAAATAAATGAGAATAAGCATCCAATTAAATTTGGATTTAATGCTTTAAGAAAATT